CTATCTCTCATGAAAATGATTGAGACAGAGTTCGACTGCTTCTTAAGGCAATACGACCCATTCGAGTCAAGCGTCAGAATAACCGAAAAGGTTGACGGATCTGCCCTACGCTTCGGGCTTAACAAACAAGGCGACTTATTTCTTGAGTCCGCCACTTCGCCTCCGATGTTTTCCGTTGGCGACTTCGAAGCACGTGATAAGTCGAAAGGTTATGACGGCTCAATCGGGAGAAACTTTGACTTCCTACTTCAGGCAATTAGCCGAGACACAAAATTGATGGAAGTCCTTCGTAAGTTTTCCAATGACGGGATCAAGATCATTGGTGAAATCATGTTCATGCCGATGGCGCGTGCCCAATCGGACACTATGGCCCGGTTCATTCGCATTCCGTATTTCAAAGTCGACTTAGGTTACTTGTGGACATTCGTTCCTATCATGGTTCTTGATGGAAAAGGCAACCGCAGCTCCGACGAGTTCGCGGTGTTCCATGATTTGGTTGGAATCTCTACGTCTGAACGTAAGTATGTTTTGCCTAACACGCACATACGAGAAATTGATTTGACTTCGGAGATCGAGAATATCAACCGTGATCTTTACGAGTTGAATGATGTGCGTAACTTTGGCTTAATTGAAATCTTGAGCTCACGCAAGAAGGCTGATAAAGTAGCAAAGGCTGCTCTTAAGTGTGAAGTTCATAAACACCAAGTCATCATACGTGACAAGATACTATCATACATGGACCGAGGCTTGTTCGGTCCATTTATTGAAGGACTCGTCATTGAATTCCCTGACCGAACTCTACTGAAAGTGATCACTGATAAATTCATCAAAGAAGGACTACAATATGGAAACGACGTTCTCAAAACTAGCTGATGCAGTAAAGCCTAACGGAGGCAATGCTGTCGAAGGCGTGACTCGAATCAATCAAGCGAACGTGTCTTGGACATACACGAACTTTCGCGAGATGCTCGGTGGGCCGCTATGCTTCAACTCAAGTAATACCGCTATCATCGGCTCAGCAGGTAAGAAGGCTTGGAATGAAACCTCGGGCGATATTGACATTGCGGTCGAAGTGTATAACAGAGACATGTTGAAGTTCAACATTTTTGATCTATACGTCGAGGAGCTAACGCGCCTAGGTTATGCATTCAAAGACATGAGACAAATCGGCATCATCTCTATTGCTTATCCGATCATGAATTACGATGATAAGCAAGAAGGACAACTTGTGCAGATCGACCTCATGGTGGTTGGCTCGCTTGATTATGCAATGTGGAGTTACTACTCACCACAACATTTGCATTCGGAATACAAAGGTCTTTACCGCAATGAACTGAACTTCTTCATTGCTAAGCATGCTGAACTGCGTCCGACTGTCGTTCAAGACGGTATCGTAACTGAGTGGGAACGGTACTGGTTCTCGACAAGCGAAGGGTTGCTTCACGGTAAGCAAACACTGTTATCCGCGAAGACTGGCAAGATCACGAAGACGCCGCGAGTGCATTACAAGCGGGTTGTCACGAATGATCCTGACGAGGTTGCTCGATTCCTTTATGGACCTGATGTTGACTCAGACGGGATCCTAACATTCGAGGACGCGTTGCGAGCAATGAATGGTCCGACGTTTCCTTACAAGGATCGAATCAATGACATCATTGCAGATACTATTAAGGGCATTGAGAAGAAGGGATATCCTGTCCCTGACCTGCTCCGTATTTGATAGCAAGGTATGTATAAATACGGAATATGGACACCCGTGTTTACGATTTCCGCGACCTCATCAGCATTGACCCTGTGATGTGGGGACAAATTGACCCGATTGGGCTGATGACATATCACGCATATAAGCGCCGTCAGAATTATTGTGAGGCTACTGATTATTGGGCTGCTCTTGAAAAGGGTTTAGCTGCAACTGACCTTGCAATTCTAAAGCATATCAAGGCTGTTGGGAAGGTGTCGAATAGCGCTAAGAAGGCGCTGAGTCATATCCTCGACAAAGCGATTAAGTATGACGTAAGCAACAGCAGTGGGTCTTATGATGGTGCTCCGACTGCGATGGCTGTTAAGTTGTTCATGCGGTCGATGAATGAAGACGTTGATATGTTAGGCGAGGCCCTAACACCTCAACAACGCATGCATCGCAAAATGGTCATGCGTCGTATTGCTCCTAAGCTTGCTCGTGCCCGTGCCATTGCAATGAAACGCCGAGGCGGTACCGATGTTCTTAAGCGTCGTGCTCGTGGCCTTGCTCGAACAATGATGGCTCGCAAGTTGTTGGGCGGTCGTAATAAAGCAGATGTATCTGTCGGTGAACGCGCTCGTATCGAGAAAATCCTTGCCACACGTAAGAAGGGCATTGAGCGACTTGCGACTCGTTTAGTTCCTACTGTTCGTAAAAAGCAATCCGCTAGATTTGCGCATAAACAAGTTCGTCCTGGGACTGTTACAAAGCCTAAGCATACTCCTGCTACGAAACCTGCATCATCAGCTAAGCCGCATCCTTCTAATAAGCCTGCTAAGCATGTGCCTGCACCAGTACCGCCAAAACACATAGCAGCGCCGCCTCCAACAAAGAACCAATACGCGGATAAATTATAGTATGCCCAAGTTGAAATCATTTAGGTCTTTCACGGAAGAACGCGTAAAATCAATCGTTCTTACGTTCGGCCGCTTTCAGCCTCCTACCATAGGGCATGAAAAGGTGATTACCAAAATGGCATCACTTGCAAAAGGTAATGCCTACCGTGTCTATACATCCCAGACACAAGACGCAAAGAAAAATCCATTAACATATTCCGATAAGATCAAGTTCATGCGGAAGATGTTTCCTAAGCATGGCCGTAACATAATCGAGGATGAGTCAATTCGTGATATCTTCGGAGCATTAACCAAACTATTCAAGCAAGGATTCACGAAAGCGATTGTTGTCGTAGGGTCTGACCGAATCGACGAGTTCAACCGAATGTTGAATAAGTACAACGGCGTTGAGGCAAAGCATGGCTTCTATAATTTCAAAGATGGTTTGCAAATCATATCAAGCGGGGAACGTGATCCTGACTCCGATGATGTTGATGGTATGTCCGCATCAAAGATGAGGGCTGCTGCTGCAGATAACAACATCGAAACTTTCAACAAAGGTGTTCCTAAGGACTTCTCAGAATCTCCTGCGTTGTTCAATGCTGTGAGGACTGGCATGGGCCTTAAGGAAGCATGGGTACACCGCCAACACATTCAACTCGATCCTGTCTCGGAACAGCGCGAAGAGTTTATCAAAGGGTCCTTATTTGAAGTAGGCGACCAAGTCAGAATCATTGAATCAAAGGTAGAGGGCGTGATTACTGAGTTGGGTCCTAACTTTGTCGTTGTGCAATCACCAGCAGGAACCCAACGTAAGTGGATTACATCAGTCGAGAAACTAAATAAATAAAGCAGTATGGAAAATCTAAACGAAGTACTATCACCATCCGATCCTGTCGAAACATGGATCACCGACTTCGTGAAGTCGACCAATCCAAAATTCGAAGGAAAGAGTAAGAAGGAAAGAATCAAGATGGCTCTTGGCGCGCATTACGCGGCACAAAACAAGAATGAGTCCGTTTCTGATCTTCGTGATAACCGCATCATTGAACTTACGGTTGGTGCACAACATCCAGGCGTTGTGCGTCACTTCATTGATTTGAATGAAGGCATCGCGTCGAAGTCAATGCTGACAATCAAGGACGCGTGGGAACAATTTGATTCAACCCTCGTTGAATCGGAAGGCATCACGCCTGGTTCGGAAGGCAAAGTCAAATGCATTGCTCGTCTCGGGGCATGCCGTGTCGGCGATACGTTCAAAGGTACGTGGAAGCAAGCAGCGTTCAAACATCAGTTGCGTCTCGACCTTGACGGACTACCAGGTGCTACACAGTACCCAACAATTTTCTTTGATAAGAACACCAAGAAACTAGACATCCCTAAGAGCTTCGAACTACTATGAAATCACTACGAGAAATGCGCGCAAGCGACATACCAAATGTACCTGCTGCGGCCGAGGTCGTAGATAACGGAACCCCTGCTATTTATGATAACGATGGCGAGGCGGATGCAACTGGACATACTCTAATCGCGCTCAATCATATCGCGACTATGGCTGATGACCTCTATACCGCGGTCGGCGATGAAGGCATCGAACTGTTGCCTGAAGAGATTGATGCAATCCTGAATTCATTCGATCTCATCTCTAGCATTCATGATAAGCACTCCGAGTTGTATGATATGCCAAGTCAATCATACGACGAAGAAGATCTTGCGGGTGCGATGGATGAAGAAAACCAACTTCAGAAAGAAGAGCTTGAACTCGCGGAATCGCTTGCGTGGCAGACGATGGTCAAATCATTGGGTGTTGCAGGCTTTAAGATGATGCCGCCCGAGAAGTTTGCGTCCGGATGGAAACCTTCTAGTGGACAGGTTCATCATATGTTCGGCATCCAAATGCGTGCTGGTAAGTTTGCTGACACTTACTTCGCGATCACGGACAACGAGGCAAAGCCATACACCATCGTTAATGTTGAAGGTACTACCTCATACGCTGAACTCGGCCAGGCACTCGCTGCTATCAAGAAGTTGACGAAGACAGGCACGGTTCAAGAAGGTGTATCTGACGAAGAACATGCGATCTCGGATAAGTTCGTTCCTACTCCATGGGACATCATCGAAGCATTGGGCGATGAAGAAACGATCCGCCGCATGAATCGAATCAAGGAGTTTGGTGTCGGTCTTGCCCAGGATGTTATCGTTGAACACATGATCGAGGAAATTAAGACAGTTGACCTCAATCTCAGTAAGGCTATCGGCGACTTCTATTCTGAACTCAAGGAGGCGTCTAACCCCGCTCATGGGTTTGCAGTTAGGTACTCCGTCTTCTCTAAGAAGGGCGATGGCCCGATCGTTCACAAGGAGATGTCGTTCCCTACCGCCGAGAAAATGGAGAAATGGATGGACACCGCTGAAGACAAGGTTCCTTACTTCCACGAAATCCAATCAACGTCATACCCTCGAAAGAATGAAGATCTTGATGAAATGGTTGACATCGCTGAAGAGAACGTCGCTCCAGCATTGTGGAAAAAGGTGAAAGAGTTTATTGGTCAAGGCTGGGAACTCCAAGGCTATAAGGGATATCAAATGAGTGCTGACGTTGCTCATATGAGAAAAGGAAAGCTTGCAAAACACATCACCGCAAAGGGTGAAATCCAATGGCCACCTGTGAAGAAGGAGTCAGCTGACCTTGTTGAGAACAAGACTAACTCCGTTCTAACATGGGATGGCGCCAAGGGTCAAATGGATCCTTTCCGTCTCGAGGTTATTGGTCAAGATGGTTCTGTCGTTGCACGCCTACTCGACAAAGTTCTTCCTGCTGGAAAGGGCAACGTCTATGACGACCAAATCGGATTCAAGTCCACTAAAGAACGCGAAGCCGCTGCGAAGGCGCTTACACAATACTTCAAGGCTGTCAAGGAACAAGACCTAACCATCATTGACCTCGGCGATCTCAACGAAGCATTCGATGAAACGAAGTTCAAGAGACTCGCTATGACAGGTCTTGTTCCTGCCGAGGAAGTCAATGGAGTCGTTAGAGCAATGAAGGCACTTGAAGCTGGTAAGACACTTACTCCTGCTCAAAAGGATTTGATCTCAGGCACCTTCCTAACACTTATTGGACTCGTCACAGGCGACACATCTGTCTTCTCCAAAATTCAAGGAGCTGCTAAGAAGGCGGTATCTGAGGAAGCAACTCAGGATTTGGATCGGAAACAATCAAACGCGTAAGATAATGAAACTACCTTTTCGTATTCCTACCTATCCCTTCGGGATCCGTTGGAGATCTATTAAGATTCCAACATGCAACATTTATGTCGTGTTAAATACAATCAGTAGGTGCTTAATCAATATCTGAATCAATTTGGATTCGCATTGTTCGGCGCAGATTCTAATTTATTTTAACACTTCCGGATTCACATGTCAATTCAAAACCTTCGTAACCCGAATATTCTAATCAAGCCTAAGGTTGATCTCAACGAGAAGAACTTTGTTCTGTTTGCGGCAAAGAATTACATAAACCCGCGCGTTCTTGACCAAGAAGAGTTCGAGGAAGATCTGATTCGCTTCAAATACTTAAAGCGGTTGTTCAATCGTTACAAGGAAAAGAACGAATTGCAGGAGCGCTTGATTCTGAATCACTTGACTGTCATTCACAACGTGTTCAGTTTACAAGCAGCAACTGAAATGTGTTTCTTCAAAATTGATTCTGTCATGTGGCCAACCTTGAAAACATTTCTGCTATATCTTAACCTTTTACATCCTGACGAATACAAGACAATCCCATCCGATATGTTTGTCGTCAAAAAACTTCAGCGACTATGAGTTTACTTTCACGCGGTGCCGACACTTTCTATGCCTTCCGATTCCTTCGACTGTTAACCACAGCATGGGAGGACACTGGCGCGTTCAAAGCAGGATTGCTTGATAAGGACGGCAAGGTATTGCGGCAACCTGCGAACCCAGACGAAAGGTCGGTCTATAACATTTTTCACAAGCTCGTCTTCAATGTAAAGCGATTGGTCAACAAGGTTCCTTTCGGGAAGACGACCATTGCTTCATATCTAACCGCGCTTTACCTAATCAAAGAACACACGTCAATGACTGACGCTGAGATCCAAGCAGTTCTTTCTGAGGCAACTAACGTTGAATTTCCTGCCCTAACTGAATCAGCTGAGAATGGTTTGATGCCAGGTCTATTCAGTCTTAGCCGTGATCTGCTGCATCCAGCAACCGCTTCGCCAATCATTCGGCGCGGTTCTCTTGTCGAAGTAGCTGACTCAGTTGAGCCATGCGGCCACATATTAGGTCAACCTATTTTCGAAGTGTTTCACCTTGAAACTAAAACCGTCATTAAAATAAGCCCCTTTGATATTGACCAATGAATGTCGTAGCAAACATAGATACCACGCCGACGAACCACAAGCAACACCAGCGTTCGTCTGATACTTGGAAAATGTTCGACGTTCCATCTGATGTCTTCCGTCGTTTCGAGACTGGCCGCAACAAGTTTGAGCGGTGGTCAAAATATCTTGACGTCAATGATAAGGATCAAGCAGAGGTCCTAGCATATGCTAAGAAGCAACCTAAGAACACGATCGTACTTCGTGATTCAAGCAATGGCGTGCTACGACAAATTCGTCGCCGCGCCGCGAACGATTCCTGAAATTTGATTTACACAGGGCACTAACTGTTGTAAAATATCAAATATGGAATCATCTAAAATAGACAAGAACGACGCCGCATCGCTCTCCAAACTATCGAAGGAGGAGTTGATCGCTCGAGTGTTGTCTTTGCAGACATTGACACGCAATCATGATTACGTGTATGTAGACGCCGTCGCACGAAAAGGTTGTCATATCGGACTGCCTACAACACGGCCTGTCTGATATATAGAATTGGGACGCATACGATTTTCAAAACTTATGAGTATTAAAGCACTGTCGGCATACACTTTCTATTCGCGTTACGCGAGGTATAACACAACTAAAAAACGTAGAGAAACATGGGAGGAAGCCGTCGCGCGAGTTTATGCGATGCACCGCGAGAAATACGCTGAACAGATCGCTGCTAATCCAGAGCTTGACTCGCTTATCGCATTTGCACAGTCGATGCAGAACAAGAAGCGTGTGTTGGCTGCGCAACGATCATTACAGTTTGCGGGTGCGCCTATCTTCAAGCATGAACTCAAGATGTTCAACTGTTTGTTCACGCACATCGACCGTGAACGCGTTTTTGCAGAAACCCTATACTCACTCCTTTGCGGATGCGGTGTAGGTTTTTCAGTTCAAAAGCAACACGTCAAGAAGTTACCTAAGCTTGTATCCGAAACACCTACTGAGGAAGTTCATTGGGTTATTGCTGACTCGATTGAAGGATGGGCAGACGCAATTGGCGTTCTCATCGCGTCCTTCCTTCCAAAGTCGAAGGAGTTTCCTGAGTATGCAAATAAGAAGATCGTTTTCGACTATTCGTTGATCCGTCCTGCAGGCGCGTTGATTGCAGGACAGTTCACTGCGCCAGGTCCTGACGGTTTGCGTGCTGCTATTGAAAAGGTAACAGCTCTCATATCTGGACGTATTAGCAGCGAGGCTTTCAAATCTGGAGAGTTTGCGAACAAGCTCCGTCCGATTGACTGTTATGACGTCATCATGCATATCTCAGATGCTGTTCTCTCGGGCGGTGTTCGTCGTTCAGCCACACTATGTTTGTTCTCACACGACGATCCGGATATGCTTACCGCAAAGACCGGTAATTGGTTCGTCAATAATCCGCAACGCGCTAGGTCGAATAATTCAGCCGCTCTCCTGAAGGGATATGTTTCTCGGAAGGAGTTTGCAACATTGATGAAGTCGACCAAGGAGTTTGGCGAGCCAGGCTTTATTTGGATGGACGACCTTGACTTTGGATACAACCCATGTGTTGAGATCGGGATGTACCCTCGAACACGTGACGGTCGTTCTGGATTCCAAGGATGCAACCTAACCGAGATCAACGGTAAGTGGTGTGATACCCGCGAGAACTTCCTTCGCGCATGTGAGGCTTCAGCAATCATCGGTACACTCCAAGCCGGTTACACGAACTTCAAGTATTTGAGCAAAGAGTCGAAGGAGATCTTTGACGAGGAGGCATTGCTTGGTTGTTCTATCACGGGTATGATGGATAACCCAGACGTTATTTTTGATGAGGCTCTTCAACGCGAAGCAGGACAATACATTCTCGAAACGAATAAGAAAGTTGCGGGAATGTTAGGTATTAGACCTGCCGCTCGTGCAACATGTGTCAAGCCTGCAGGATCAACCTCGTGCGTGTTAGGTACTGCATCGGGCATTCACCCCCACCACGCTAAGCGATACATCCGTCGTGTTCAGGCAAACAAAGGCGAGTTCTGTTTGCAAGAAACACAACGTCGCAATCCTGCGGCGGTCGAGGACTCTGTTTGGTCGTCGAATAAAACAGATGCCGTCATTTCATTCCTATGTGAAGTTCCAGGCGGCGCTATCGTCAAGAACCAACTCACCGCGGTCCAACTACTCGAGAAGGTAAAACTCACTCAACAGAATTGGGTTGGGGCAGGGACAGACGTTTCCCTTTGTGTTAATCCTAAGCTGAGGCACAACGTGTCGAACACGATTACGGTTAAGGACGACGAGTGGGTGGCAGTTGAGGATTTCATTTTCGATAACCAAGAATGGTTCGCAGGCATCTCGCTATTGTCATCATCCGGCGACCTTGACTATGCACAGGCTCCGTTCGCGACCGTGATGACTCCGCTCGAACTCGTCAAGGAATACGGCGATGCATCGGTCTTTGCATCAGGCTTGATTGTTGACGGTCTTGCTGCCTTTGACGACAATCTTTGGAAGGCTTGTGATACCGTTCTTGGTTTTGGCGATGACTTATCAGGAGCCTATGATGTTCCTGAGTATCCTAAGAAGAAAACTAACAAGGACTTGGTTGAGTACTTCCTTGCGCGCGACGTATTTGACGCATGGTTCAACAAGAGCGATTGGGTTCGTCGCGTTCGACAATTCGCGGATCGTTACTTCGACACGGACATTCGGCGCGCGACATATTGCCTCAAGCACGTCTCGTTGTGGAAGACATGGTGCGATCTTAAGCGTGACTATGTTGAGATTGATTGGACCGTTGCAATCGAAGAGGCGCAAACATTCGTTGATGCAGACACTCTAGGTGCACAGGCATGCTCAGGCGGATCCTGTGAACTGATATGATCACGTCATGCATATGCTATCACAAGACATTTCGTGAGATCCTCGTGATAGCGAAGGAGAACGGCGTGACTTCTATATCCACACTTCGCAATAAATACAAGATATGCAACAAGTGTAAACTCTGCAACCCATACGTCGAGGAGGCGTTAGTGACAGGGCAAACTGAATTCACAGGCTTGTATAAATCTAGACGAAAACATGATCGAAAAAACGAAATGCCGTAATTGCGGAGCAGTGTACGAACTCATTTGGGATGACACTGAAATGGATGATTGGCGCGATGACTTCGAGGATACCGTTGAGCAATCAGACGAAGAGTTTGAAACATCGGATCCCGCTTATTGCCCATTCTGTGGAACGCACTGTGACTATGATGAATAAATAAGTTCATAATGGAACTTACTCAAATCAATCAGTGGTACTACAACGCCCAACCCTTCACGAAGGAGGCGGCCGCACAAAAGATTGAGGAAGGTTACATTGGATTCATTTACGAGATCACTGATAACCTAACAGGGAAAAAGTACATAGGCAAGAAGCTTATGGTTGGGAAGCGTCGTCTCCCACCGCTTAAAGGTCAGAAGCGGAAGCGTGTAAAGATGGTTGAGTCAGACTGGGAAAAGTATTTTGGTTCCAGCGAACTCCTATCCGCGCTTGTCGAAGAACGGCAGAACGATTTCAGTAGGGAAGTGTTATTCCTATGCAAGTCGAAGGGAGAACTAAACTATACGGAGGCTCGTGAACAATTCGCGCGCGAAGTCCTTCTCTCGGACGACTACTATAACAATTTGATTGCTGTGAAGATTCATGGCAGCCACGTGAATTCGCTTAGAAAAAAGTGATTTACAAAAGTCGGATTACTTGATACAATTGCGGTAGATGATAATTGTCGACTATTCCGGGCTTGCTATGTCAAGCATGTTTTCTCTTAAGTCAAATGATGTTGACGAAGGCATGCTTCGGCATTTGATCTTAAACTCCTTGCGGATGTATAACGTCAAGTACCGAGCAAAGTTCGGTAAGTTGGTTCTCGCGTGTGATGGCTGTTCTTGGCGGAAGAACGCGTTTCCGAATTACAAAGCGGCTAGGTCGATCAACCGCAAGGAGTCGCCGATTGATTGGGATGCGGTGTGGCGCGTCATCAATCTCGTGCGTGAGGAAATCATGGAGCATATGCCTTACAAGGTTGTGCAGGTTCGAGGAGCGGAGGCTGATGATATCGTTGCCGTGCTTGTCGAATCAACGCAAGAGTTTGGGCAAGGCGAGCCTGTGATGATCGTGTCAGCTGACCACGACTTCATTCAGTTGCAGAAATACACGAACGTGTCACAGTTCAGTCCAATGACGAAGAAGCTTGTGTCCGATAAGAACCCGCGTAAGTATCTGCTCGAGCATATCTTCCGAGGATGTGGAGGCGACGGAGTTCCCAACGTTCTTTCTCCTGATGACGTATTCATCGATGCCACGAAACGGCAGAAGCCCCTCAAGGCAAAACTTGTCGATGAATGGATTGCCTCATACTCCAAGCTTGAGTCGATCATGGACGCCGACACATATCGCAACTATCTTCGTAACCGCGAGTGCATCGACCTTTCATACATTCCTTCGAATGTTGTTGAAGAGATCACGGCCTGTTATGAATCACAACCTGACACTCCAAATGCCAAGGTTTTCAACTACCTCGTCTCAAAAGGTTGCCGCATGCTTGTAGGCAGCGCCGCTGAATTCTTCCCACCAAAACAATGAAATCTCGATACGTACTACACTTCGATCAAATCTTTCCTGCTGTTGAACTAACTCAACAAGGATCGGTTGTCATTCTTGAAGACAACAATGGAACTGTCGTTAGGCACTCTGCGTCTGACGTGTTCCTAACAGAGCTCGACGCAAAAGTCGAGTTGCGCTCCCGGGTTCAGCAAGAGGTTCAACTCGAGAGTCAGAATGCCAAGTCGGCTGCTGCTCGTTTGGATAATGCTATCTCGAGACTCGTTGATCTCAACTCGGAAATCTTTAACATCAAACACTCCAAATAACATGGGACAAGCAAAACGCCGCGGCACATACGATGAACGCAAGGAATCCGCTATTGCAGACAATCTCAAGACCATTCAACTTCTCAAGGAACGCGAAGACGCTTGGTGGGATTCATTAACTCCTGAAGAACAGCAGAACGTTGTTCGTGGTCGAATCAAACGAGCCGCTAAAACCAAGATGTACAACGACATAATCCGAGCAGGCCGAGGCGGTCCGCGTATGTCTCGTCTTCCCAACATCGACTTACGCCCAGGCAGTGAAGCACTTTATGGACCTCTCGCAGATTGATTACGGTCGAGAAACAACGACTGAACTTTTACACAGACTATACTATGATCGCAAGGAGCAAGAAAGAAAGCTGGAAGCTGGCAAAGAAGATGTACCCGATGTCGGCAAAGATGATGCGTGGTGGACGGTGCATAGTCGAACAATGGACGGGCGACCCAGCTGAGGGCGGCGTACTTGTTAAGCGAGATGTCGGCCCAACACGGGCATCCCTCCTAAGAGACCATGCTTACGGCAAGTGTTGGACTTGGTGTTCATTTTGCATCGCCGACGCTGAACGATATATGAAAGATCATCCTAATGAATTCACGCCACACGTGCAAGTTTAGCATGCTAATGCGGACGAGTCCCGCAGGCGGCAATAGACGAAATGTTTCCGTGCTCGTGAAGTCATGCCCGTGCGGTAGCCTTCAATCAATTCATCCTGAGAAGCTAAACTACTTTGAGAGGCGTTGGATTCAACGAGTCAACAAAAGAAGTGAATCATACCATGAAAACGAAGACAAAGACTTTTCGGATTGGGAGCATGATATTTCATGTGTCGCATCTTGATGAAATCGCTTTCATCACTGGACCTGACGGAACACGTAACTATTGTTGTGTTCACATTGGTCCTGCGATTTCTCACGACGGCCTCATGATATTCGCGATCATCATTGGACATTTGAGTATCATGTTTGGTAGAAGTGGACAACCGATTTCATATAAATCAAACCAACATGAAAGTACAGAAATACCTTTACCCACACGAGGCGTTTGCTGCTCTGTCAAAGATTGACTCGTTCCATGATCGAGTCAAGTTCCTGCAAGAGAAGCAGTCATTCGCGATTCGGACAATTCTCCAGTGCGCCTTTACGCCACACATTGTTCTCGATCTACCTGAAGGAGTACCTCCGTTTGAGCGTGATATCCTTCCCGTAGGAAATTCATTAGGCCGTGTCGATAAAGCGGTCAAGGTGTTAGGCCAATTGGTTGCTCCTGGCGGTACACCCACAAAAGGCCTTAGCCGCATGAAGAAGGAGACACGCTTCATTGCGCTCCTTGAGTCAATTAACGGAAAGGATGCAGATGTTATCCTTGCTATGAAGGACAAGAAGTTGACCGAAATGTTTCCAGCGCTTGACCTTACGCTCGCTAAGGCGGCATTCCCAAATATCTTTAGCTGACCAGCCTCTTAAATTGAATATACTTTACGTTACTCTAAAATTCATAAGCCAGGCCGTATCTTACGTTCTATATTGGCTAATCATCCAAACAACGTTGTTATTCATAAGAATCTTAGCATTACTTCATTCGCTATTGCAATGACATACGTCAACTGCATTCGGCATGAGTGTACACACTACTGCGGCCGAGCATCGTCTCGGCATAAAGCGAAAGGAGATCCGATTGATCTTAGCATCTTCGGCAATCCAAGCCCGTTACGATTCGAGGAGGACCGAGACGAGAACATTCGAGAGTACACCGCATATCTCCTTGATCGCTTGAGGAAGAACAAGTACCTTGTCGAGATTCTCCGATTGATTCCTGATGACGCGGTGTTAGGTTGCTTCTGCTATCCTAAGAACTGTCATTGCCGTCCGATCATTGAAGCATGTGAATACTTACGAGAACACGACCTATGAATTCCAAGCCATTGCTACTATGTGTCAGTCACAAGCTGGAACTCGTGCGTCGTAACTATGCTAGCGTTGAAGCGCTTGCGCAATTTCCAATTTCATCAGAGGCGGCTTGTCAAATATGCAATGGCGAGTGGGCAAGAAATCAAAAAGAATCCAAGGATAAATCAGATTATGCAATACGACTATTTCTGTGATGCGTGCAAAGAGGTTTGGGAAGAGAAGCAATTCCTCAATGATCGTGACGTACCTCTATCGCTCCCTTGCCCTCATTGCAAGGAGGTAGGCTCGGTCAAGCGCGGCTTCTTCAAGGCATCTGCAATTTCATACGGCGGATCAAAGTCCGTCCTTGCTCGTGCAGGCTCAGGTTGGAACGATGTTCTCATGGGCGTCAAGAAAGCCTCGGCAAAGAATAACACGATCATCACCCGATGAGTTTCAAGCACGAGCCGATCAGCGTAGGTTATGAAGACCTATACGTGACTAACGATGAAGTTGAGGGAAGACGGTACCTAACACCCGATGGGAAGAAGTATCCGTCGATGACGACTGTCCTATCAGTACGTGCAAAGGATTACCTTGAGGAGTGGCGGAAGAGAGTAGGCGATGTAGAGGCTGACCGTATTTGTCATCACGGTGTTACACGCGGTTCAGCACTCCACCTTCTTGCGGAGAAGCATATCAACAATGAAGTGGTTGATCTTAAAAAGGAGATGCCACACGTGATTCAATCGTTCGGTGTTGTGAGAAAGATTTTGGACGAACACGTTGATCGAATCATAGCGCAAGAGGTTGCTCTATTCTCTCATTACCTGAAGGTCGCGGGTCGAGCCGACTTAATTGCTTACTATGACGGCGTTCTCTCGATCATCGACTTCAAGACAAGCAAATCCGTCAAGACTGAAAAGGACATCGAGGATTACTTCATTCAGGAGACTGGATATGCAATTATGTTCGAGGAACGAACTGGGATTCCGATCTCAAATCTCGTCACAATCATGGTAGTCGATTACAGCTCAAAACCGCTGATTTTCAAGCAAAACCGAGATACCTGGGCTCCACTCCTGCTGGAAACCATCGGAAAATACTACGAAAAACACGGAGAAAATTGACGCATTTTCTTGTTTACAAGCCGTGAATTGTTTGTTAGAATTTGTCGTAACCGAAATACATTATGATCAAACACCCGAACCGCACTGAAACCTACCTTGGCTCAATCACGAATGATTCTGCCGGGCTCGCCGAACTTGCACAAATCCGTGCCGAAAACAAAGTTCACAATGCGAACGAGCGCCTCCTGAAACTCAAGGACCCCACTTACCGAAGCAAGCTCAAGCGAGTCGTTGCCTTCGGCCGCCTCGGCAAGAACAACCCGAATTCCGCCAAGTACAAAGTGGCCCGCAACCGCGGCTGGGGTTTCTGTTGCAGCAACTATCAATACATCGCCAAGGCCGATGCCGCCACGCTTGACATCTACATTCATACCGAATATCATTACGGTTTCTAATCGGCGCCTAGCGTCAACCTGAACTGCATCCTTCATTATGAACAAGCTCCCATCTATCCGCAGCCGCCGCCGTTCGTCATCTTACCTCGGCACAATCAACAATGATGCAGCTGGTCTCCTCGAACTCAAAGAGGTTCGCGAATTGGTCAAGAAGAATAACAAACTTGAGCGCACGCTTTCAACGGGCCGACCAAACATCCAAAGAGTTCGCGCTTGCGGCCGCCTCGGCAAGAACAACCCAAATGCCGAGAAGTATAAGATTGCGAATAAGAGGTCGTGGCGGAATGCCTACTCTGACATCCTCAAGGATGATGCGGCGACGTTCGACTTGTACATCACCACCGTGTATTGAATATGCCTGAGATCCTTACTGACGTAGATGGAGTTCTGTTGAACTGGGAAGACTCATTCCATTCATGGATGTCTTCCCAAGGATTTGACCGAAACGATGAGCCTGCTTATCAACTCGAAAAGTGTTATCCCAGGCTCAATCCTGACTTCGTTTACGACAAGATCAGAACATTCAATGCATCGGCCTGGATGGGTTATCTTGAGCCGTATGCCGATGCGCTTCATTGGGTGAAGCAACTTTACTACGCCGGGATTACTTTCCACTGCATCACTAGCATGGGCACTGATTACTGTGCAGGCAAGTTGCGCGAAAGGAATCTCAAGGATCTGTTTGGTCCTGCAATTTCAGGCGTGACTATTCTCGATTGCGGCGCTCACAAGGGCGAGGCACTAGCACCTTACAAAGACTCAAATCGAATCTGGCTTGAAGATCACATCGGCAACGCCAACACTGGCTCCGAACTAGGTCTCCGAACATTCCTCTTCAACCATTCATACAATCTCGTGAATCCTACCAGCAAACCAGAAAACTTCACGAGAGTTGACAATTGGGAGCAATTAGTTCCACACATCTTAAATAAATAACACAAAGCGCACGTGGCGGAATTGGTAGACGCCGCGTCTTTAAACGGCGCCGCCCTCGGGCGTGCAGGTTCGAGTCCTGTCGTGCGTACCACTTTACTTTATCATGACACCTGTAAAACCAA